AACTTCTACTAAGCCGTCGGGTGCAACATTGAACCGAACACCTTTACCGGCATCCGGCTGTTGTTTTTTCTCGCCTGATATATCATCCGCTTCGTCATCCGTGCCATCCGTTTCACCGGTTTCATCGTCCGTTGCATCGGGATTACCGTCTGCTCCATCGGACGAAGCTTCCGTTTCACCGGATGTGTCACCTGTTTCGCTATCCGTCGTTTTCTCTTCGGCTTCATTACCAGCGGTTACCGTTTCGTTATCCACGCCGGTGTCGCCGGTATTCTCAATCGCAGAATCGGCGCTTGTTTGCTTGTCGTTTTCCGTTGCAGGTACAGCACTTTCAGCAGCCGTCGTTTTCTCTTCGGCTGCTGTAGCTTGTTCTGCAACACCGGTTTTGTTTTCCGATGCTTTTCTTGCCATTAGTACAAACCTCCCGTATACGCGATGTTCTTAACAAGACCACATTGTTTCGGAGCGCGAACTTCAAGCGCACCGAACATCATAACAAGGAACGGGGTTTCCGCCTTGTTTACCGGAGACAAAGGGAACGTACATACCGGCAAAAGCTGGGCAAAGGTGTACACCGGTTGGAAACGTTTCTTTGGCAAGAACAGCATGGAAGCCGTTCCCGGCAACTCTTCATTCTTGTCCTCATAAACGGTGGTAGATTCCCCTGAATCCGCTACCTTATCCATTTCCATTACTTGCGTACCGTCCTTTTTTGAACGGCAGATGATATAACCGGTACCTCTTACGCCCGAACCAGGTGTAATAGTCAGTGTTACCTTATTACCGGCCGCGACCGTCGCAGCAGCTGCAAGCGCAGTACCCGCTGAAATACCGTACTGATTTACGGCGTGTACTGTGTACATATAATCGCCTGCATCACCCGCAGTAAAAGAAGAACCAGTCCCGCTTGCTGCGGCTGTAACGCTAGCAGGCGCGGCAGGCCGTTTGGTTGCATCTCCTTCTGCAACGACCGTTCCTTTCACTTCAAAGAACATATCTTCACCGGCTTCTTCACCGCTTAACGCAATGTTTGCGCCGACGGCTGTTCCGTAATCAGGAATTGATTTAAAAGAAAGATTGGGCAACGGCTGATTCATGATATAACGCTGCTTATCAGCGAACATTTCCTTTATGTCTTTCGCAAGAACAGTCGGAAACAGAGCCTTGTCGATAAATCCGCCTTTTTGCCGGACTTTCGCGGCAATTTCGTCGAAGATTTTCTCTCCGTAGGTACCGATTTTCGCACCTTTAAGGTCGATGATATTGCGATCTGCTTCTTTTGCCTTATTGATAGCGGCAAGGAACCCGTCGAATTCGGTCGGAACGATAGCCGAATCTCCGTGAAAGCATATGTATTCGGAACCTTTGATAATGGTCTCCACGCCGGAGATTTTTTCACTGGCAAGAGCGCCCTCAAACGTTTCGGCAGCTTCCATCTGCTTGGTAACCGAGCGGCGTGTTTGCAAGTATTTCATTGCAAAGGTCGTACGATTAAGTACTTGGTCTGTGTCGACAGATTCTCCGCCTTCGGCAACGGAAAGATGACGCCAATTGCCATGCTCGGTACGCAAGTTAACCTCATGCACGGTAGACTTAACCGGCGTCTTTTTAACTTGATTCATAACCTTGCAATCTTCTTTCAGTTGCGAAACAACATTCACAACTTCCGATTCAAGATTTTCAGGAATTAAGGCGCGGCCTCCGGTAAACTGCGCCGAATCCGTGCCGTAACCTGCAGAAAGTGCTTTCTGCAATTCGTTTACTTCCGGCGTAGCCATTTCGCCGGAAGATGTGCTGTCAAAAAAGCCCATTATTTAGCCTCCTTCGCAAGCTCTTTCTGCAAGAACTTGTAATATTCGTCTTTCATCGGCTGACCGGTGTGCATACACTTTTGCATATCCGATGAAATCATACTGGATTTAATCATGTCGATTGTCCCATCCTGTACGCACCGCTGTAAGATGCACTGCACTCTATACAGGTCGTCCTCCGTAGGTCTTCCTTTTTGAATAGATGCTTGTGCGCCTACTCCGTTGTTTGCTCCGGGCGTCCCGCCAAAGCTCTTGTTAAGAACCGATTTAGGCGGAAGCTGCTGGTTGCCGATTGCGTAAATCATTTGAGCAAGACCTTCAATCGCTCCGCCCAAATCTTGAATCTGCTCCTGATAGGCTTGGATAGACTTGCGCATTGCAGTAAGGTCTGCATCAATCGCTTTAAGCACCTCCTCACCGCTTACATCATCATCGTCATCACCGTTTCCGTCGCCTTCACCTTCGCCGCCTTCTTCGGGATCAGCTTTGTTTTTCTCGATGTCGTCGTCATCATTGTTTCCTGCGGGATCATTGCCATTTACGCCGCCTTCATTCTTTTTGATGTCGTCTTCATCTCCATTTCCGCTGCCGCCTACAAGAGATTTCAAAAGACTTGCAACAGAATCGCTAAATGATTTTTTCATCATTAGCCCTCCTTGATCTATAATTTCTGCGATTATTTCGCTGGTTTTTTCTTTTGGTACACCATGCGCAGTCAGGTAATCAGTTGCATCTTGTGTGCCGTTGACTCTCCCTCTGTTAAGCATTTCAACAAGCCCTGCAATAGCTTCTTGTATGTCTGCATCGGGGGTATTTGCTTTCAGTGTTTGTGCTGTTTCAGTTGCATCAATTGTTTTTGTACTTGTGTCTTCCGGGATAAGCGCCTGCCCGCCGGTTGTCGTAGCTGAATCGGTGTTATATCCTGCGCAGAGTGATTTTTTAATTTCAATCGGCAGGCTTTCAACAAATTGTGCCGATGTCATCGACTTTGCAAAAACGGCGTAGCCGACAGTATTGTTTACCGGCATCGTGGTAAGTGCTAAATCATTCCACAGTACATGGGTGATTTTTTCAACGCCTGTTTTTACATTCTTTATGACTTTCGGGAATATGCCGCCGACACTTGCCCTTACGCGGGTAGAACCGGCTTTTAGCATTTTGATTATATCTTTTGCTTTTTCATTCGTTGCGTAGAGCTTGCCCTTTACGATTGTCTTTTTTGTTTTTTCGTCAAACAAAACATCGACCGGCTCACCGATAATCATAGAATCATCGGCTATCACATTACCGTTTTCGTCCTTGCGCTTGTGAAGGTGGTTATACGAAATAACACCACCTTTTAAAAACTCCTCTTTGGATTCCATCAGGGCATTTTGTAGGACTATTTGATTTTGTAAGTCTAAATTTTCGTTACTAGCTTCTACTTCAAACAGATAATTACCGAAATCGTCTACTTTTCCTTTTGATTTTCTAATTTCGAGATCAAGATAAATAGTGTTAAATGTATCCGTATCGGTCATTGCTGCACCTCGTAAAACAAAAAAAAGACAGCCTCGCAAAAGTTCAGTACCGTTTGTACTGTCTTTTTAGCGGCTGCCTTTTTGAAGTGCAAATCGCAATTAAGAAGTATATATAAGGTTGTTCTTATTTATTATATCATAGGGTTAAGAGAGGGATTTGTCAAGGATTGTAGTTATTTTTCAATTTCTAGTCGCTAAATACACGATCGATTATATCCTGAAACTCTCTAAAAAGCTGCTTTGCCCGCTCACTGCGAAAAGTATCGTTAAATCCATTGCTTTTGAGCGCGTCGGCAATACTCTGATAATACCATGCTATATCATTTTTCCCCGCATTGAACCGCTCCCATATCTTTTCGCCAATGCTTAGCTTATCACGGTACATACTCCGTATGTTTGATAGCTTATCCGCAAAGCAGACCTGCCGTGATTCCGTACTTGCTTTTTGTAATTCGTCTACAGTTCGTTGCTTTCGTTCCTTCCATGTTTTTGACTTATCTTCGCTTTCAGTCTGGACTATGGCAAGAACGGCATTTCCGAACGCTTCTTTAATCTCTTCCGGGGTGGTATCAGTGTCTTCAAGTGTATCGTGCAGGATGCCGGCAATAATTACATTTTGACTGCAATCCATAGCCGTTAGAATCTGCATTACTTCCATCGGATGGACGATATAGGGAATATCGGTACCCTTGCGTTTTTGCCCTTCATGTTTTTTAGTAGCAAAGATGATTGCTTTTTGGATAAGCAGTTCGTTCATACTAACCTCTTGTTACAATGCTTGCTGTCTTGTAGACAAAGAAAAAGACCGCGAGATTTTCCCACGGTCTCGTTTTTAAGTATTACCAACCTCCACTTTATATTGCGATAATTTACCAAGCGTATTTTTTCGCCTCTTCTTCGGTAATTCCGCCCCACATCAAATCTACTGTTCCTTTTTCCGCAGGGATAAGCCCTTTGGACTCTGAAACATAAAACTCGTTGCCTTTTGTATCTATGGCAAAAGCCTTGTCATAATCACTCAAAAAGTATCTCATATTTCACCCCTTGCACTTTCAATATATCACGAAAGTGCGATTTTTGCAAATAGTTTAGCGTATGTATTCAACCAAATGCTCAAAGTGCTTGATTGTATCATCGTTCAGAATGCCCTCCGCCTTTGCCTGATTGAAAAGCGGAATCGCGCTATTTACATAATCTCTGATAGCATCTGCATAAGGCGTGTGTTTATAACCACCGTCAAAAATATTTGCGTTTCCATCCCGCCCTTTCGGTATATTGGCAGTCGAAAAATTACCCTCTTTTGAATATTTGTTTGAAAGTCCATAAAGGTCTGTTTGTGCCTTACCCATAATGTCAGCAAGTTTGGTATACTTAGGATTGCTTACAACCGAGCGATAAACTTCATAAAGTGCGTGTCCGTAACGCTCTTTTGCAACCATATTTGCGGTAGTGTTTACCTGTAACTCAACAATCGCGCCGTTTGAAAGTTTAACATTACAGTTGATATCAGAATATCCGACTGGTGAAGGCTTGCCGAAATTATTCTTGATTCTCGCAACTTCCTTCATACCGTCAAGGTGCTTTAGTACATTCGCTACATCTTCAATACTGTTAAGACAGATTGTATGCCCGTCACAATCGCGGATAGTCCGGCAATGATAAGTGTCTGTTCTCTCGTCATAGTTCATCGGTCTATATTCAGCTCCTGTCTTTTCACAACCTTTCTTGTAAGAATTCTCATCTTCGCGCAGCTTTTCTTTTATTCGTTTCTCGCTCTTTAAAGTATCTCGTTTCATAACGATAGGGTTCAGCGCAAGGAACTTTTGGCAAACACTGTCGGTAAAGGTACTGAATTCGCCCCTTGCTGCTTCCACTGTATCATACAAGCCTTCGATTGTATCGCATGCTTCAGGCTGCATTCCGTCAGTACCACGCCAACCGGATTTAATGCCATTTTGATTCATAAGTCCGCGAATGGCATCATTAGTGTTTATCATTTTAGTAACTTGCTTTATATCGCTATGCAAGACTTTGAATGATTGCCCTTTAGCTTTCCCCGTTCCTAACACTGTTACACCGTCTCTACCTAGGTCGACAATTTTACCGGTTAACGGCTGTCCATCTTTCATAAAAATGACGTGATCACCGCGTGTATGTGCGTATGAGTGCATATTTTGTACATCTTGCGCGGTCTTTTTCTGCGGCTTTACCGACTGCGCTTGATCATTTTTTACCCATACCGTACGCCGGTGCCCGTTCTTGTCGGTAATGATTTCTTTTCTCAATTTCGCTAAATCCCGTTTACCGAACGCCTTTTGTATTGCATCCAGTGTATTCTGTTGAAAAATAATCCTCATGTTTTTGCCTCCCTCTTATCAATCTTTGTGGAAATAAAAAAACGCCGACTACTCCCTACTGTTGTGTTAGGGAATAATCGGCGTTTGCTTTTGCATAACAACCGTTATCAGTTTATTATGTGTCGTCGGTATGAGTAATACCGCTTATGCAATCCGTGAAAATGCACTTTTCCTAAAGAATAGGTTTCCGTTCTTGTCAAAATAGCACCATGATTTCTTTACTCCACTGCCGAACCTTTTATCGTTTTCGGCTTTTATCTTTGCTTTCCATTCATCATCCATCGGATGTAAATCGTTCATAATGCTTTCTACATTGAGTTTTACTAGCTCATCAACGCTGAAAATATTCTTTTTATTCGCTTCGTTGTATGCTATGGCTTCTTGTAAAAACTGTGCTCGCATATCTTTTGCCCTATCGATATTCTTCCTGGCTTCATCCATAAGGCGCACATAATCCTGTATCTTCTCTTCGCAATCTTTTTGAGAGTGCATATTTTTTGAAGCAAGATAAGAACGGCAGGATTCCCGTGCATCAGTCAGTTTTTTAAGGTTTTTGTTGTAGGTCTTGATAAAGAATTTAGACCGCGCAATCCCTTCTTCTTGTCCGGTTATAAAAAGGTCGAAATCGTGCAAGGCTTCCTCATACCCGCTCCTACCATTCCGCCATCCCCATCTGATAGTACCTCCGGCAGCATCATATTTTCCCAATGCCTCGCGATTTTCGTGTGAAAAGGAATCTTCTTTTCCCTTATAATCTTTCTTGAAAAGAGCGAGCTTCTCTTTAAGGTCTTTGATATTTTGCTCATATTCAGTAATCTTTTTTTTCTCTGCATCAACGCCTTCAAATTTCCAATCAAGACCGTTTTTAGCATTTTCCGCGATTTCTTCATCACTCTTAAAGGCGGTTTCAATCTGTTTATGCAGCACATCAATAAGTTGACCATACATTTTTTGGTCGCTCTTATTTTTTTCTGTAAACTCCATCACTTGTAAATCTGCCCTCTTTTTCGGGTCTTTTATTAGTGAGAATTTCAATTCTTCCGGGTTTACATCCTGTGCGTTCATGGCATCGCCTTTATATGAATACAGATCATTAGTACGGCTGCTCTTTTCATCGTGCTTTTGGTAAATCATCGGGTCAAGAGAGTCGTGCATAAGCGGCGTTATACAGTGGACAATCCCTTGCCGATTTCCCTGCCGCCAACCGCGCCCCCAAAGCTGTTGGACGTCGGTAGGATTCCAGTCAAGCTGGGTACAGTAAATCGTTGTGGTGTTTCCCTGTAAGTTACAACCTTCTTTAATGGTGCTTGAACCGATGATAACCTTGCATTTCCCGTCAGGGTTGTTGAAATCTTTAAATGTTTCGTCGCGTTCCTCAAGGGCTTTGTCGGTAGTAGCAGCGCCTTTAATCAATGCGATTGCCTCTTTCGGCATACCATGTTTTACAAGGTAGTTACGTACCTGCGGAAATTGTTCAACACCGCTTGGCATGTACATAATTTGTCCGTTCTTCTTATTCTGTTTGTACTGCGCAATAATTGAATCGCACGTGAATTTTAATTTCGGCGATGATTCAACAAATTCGCTCGCTGGCGGAACATCATAACCTTCAGGAATAAAACTGGGGTCAACCAGTACGGGACTTAATGCGCAATTTTTCATAGCATTCATAGCGCGGAACATATAGCCGTCATCTCGCTCTTTTTTCGGTGTTTGTTCTTGCTTTTCAATATATGCGCTGCACTCATTCATAATTGCTTTTTGTAGATCAGAAAGCTCAAGCTCCGGTGCGTGAGGTCGTTTATATGGACGTACAACGCCCGCTTCTTCACCGTCCACTTTATCCATATATGACACCAAAAGCCCCTGTAATTCTGAAAGGTTTTCAAAGCCCTTTACGACCGGCGCTTCGGTTACACGATTGGCCTTTACGACGTATTCACGCTGCACTTTGCAGAAGTTTGATACAAATTGTTCCAAAGAGTAAAAGCCCATTTCTTTAAGTTTGTCGCGTGCCATGTAGGATAAAATAGAATACACTTCGGTCGGTGAGTTCTGAAATGGCGTTGCACTGAACAAAAAGGTATTACGCCCGTCGTTATGACGCTGAATAAGCTGTGTAATTGCAAAGAGTTTTTTTGCTCTATCTGCCGGATCTCCGCCGCTTCCAAGTCCGTCAAACTCGTTTGATTCTCCTTGCTCGTTTTTACCGTTTTTGTTCATGTGCCGCGGCATCTTAAACAGGTTACGAAAGTTATGTACTTCGTCTACGGTGATATGATCAAATCCTAATTCACTGAATTGTACACCGCCATCACGAGTCCTTCCCATCTCTCCAACAAGTTCGGCTTGTTTTTCACTTTCGCTTGCCTTTGCCCGTTTAGATTTCCCTTCGCTGTTAGATTCTAGTGCGCCGAACTCTACGTCTTCTTGTATTTCTGCTTCTTCCTGCTCATTGAAGCCGATATTTTCAAGCCCTTCGTAAGTACAAACAGTAATACTGCCGTCATCAATTTTCATTCCTTCTTGCCAATATCTTTTAGAGAGATTGCCAAGTTCGTTTACTTTAATATTGGGAAAGAATTGATGAATTGATTTAATCCAGTTTGTATACACAGCCTTTGGTACGCAAATAAGCGGTTTTTTTGCTCTTCCTGTTTGAATTTGATTGACAGTAGCGACAATTCCGCACGCGGTTTTTCCAACACCCACATCATAGGCAAGTAAGCCGGTGCCTTTATTCGTCAGCATGGAAATTCCTTTCATTTGCTGTTTGGAAAGATTGAACTCTTTTGAACCTTTATGCGTACACATACCATCTACAAAAATCGGAATCTTTGTATAATCAGGGTTTACAAATGAATTCGCCTTATCATTCCATGCTTCAATGAGTGCGGATTGTTCCTCAAGGCTTAATCCTTCGGTAAGATAGCGGTTAAAAAGTTTTATTGCCGTATCACGTCTCAGTTGCATTTTGCGCTCTCGGTAACGTTCTTTGCTTTTTTTATCATCTGTTCCGGCTTCACCTCGATCAAGTCTTAGTTCTTGTTTCTCTATGAATTTATCTATATCACTCCAACTCAATTCGGGCGGTATTTCTTCGCGGGCAACAGGAGAATCGCTCGGGTCATAATTACGCCGGCCGTTTAACACCCATGCGCGGAACCCACTAATCAGGTTGCCGCCATCTTTCATAACATATTCACGTGTCCAATCAGTAATAGGTGAAAGCGTAAAGCCGTCTGATTTTTCAACCTCAACCTTATTTCCGTTTTCGTCGATTTCGGTCTCTTTCCATGTGCGTAAAAATCCTTTTTCTTTAGGGCAAACAGCCTCAAGCAATGATTTTTTAAGCGTATACTGCGGATCGTTTTCGTCAAGCTCTCGTAACTTCTGCCGGATGTTTCCGCTTGCATAATTGACAACGTTTGTATACACCTGACCATCCTTTACAAAGTGATCGGAGTGTTCGACATACTTTTTTTGTTCAGGGGTGAGTTTTGTCATATCAACGTTGCCGAATTTATCGGTAACCTTCCAAATAGGAAGGTCTTGCGAATCGATATTCTTGCCATACTTTTTATTGAACGCCTCTGCATCAAGTATTTGCGCTTTTGGATTGATTGGATAATCGTGCTCACCGGCAGCATTCTTGTTACCTTTCATCGCATCAGACAGGTGTGTATGACTGCTGTCTACATCAGCAAACGCAATCTTCTCACTCTTGCCGTCTACATTCACAACAACACCCGTTATTTTACGGTTTTTCCCATGCAAATAACCGACAACAAGCCCTGTTCCTTTTTCAGTCTGCACAAAATCGCCGAACTTTGTTTTATCGGTGATTTTTTCCGCTTTCTTTGTCTCCGGCTGTGCTGTTACATTTTTGGCAACTGCTTCAATCTGCTTTTCTACTATCGTGTGCCCGACATCGATATTTGCAACGGCGCTTTCAAAGGTTTCTCCATCTTTCGGCTTGATATAGGTCTCCTCACCGAAGCGCCCTATCCTTGTAGACAGTTCCCCTGCGATATGATCCGGATTATTCTGAAAGTAGCTTTTCAGTGCCTCTACCGTGGTGCCTTTTCCTTTGCGGAATACGACAATATCGGTTCCGACATCGGTACTTTCAAAAGTGCCGTTTGGCAGCCGCCACGCTTCAAGTAACTCTGCTTTATCGGCGATTTTTTTCAAATCCTTGTCGTATGCACCTCCGCCGTCTAAAAATCCGCTCGGTACGACCATTGCCATAATCCCGCCGTCTTTTATTGTATCAAGCGTACGCGCCATAAAGTAATTTTCATAGCGTTCAAAATCTTTTCCTTCTCCAAGCCCTTTATATTTGCCGGTATATGCACCATAAGGCGGATTCCCTACTGCAACATCGTATTTTTCAAAGTCTTGCGTGAAGCGTCCTTTTTTCTGCTTCATAAAGTGTTCTTGAAACGCGCCCTGTACAATTTCGGCATCAGGATGGAGAATATGTGCAATACGCGCAGAATCTTTTTCAAGTTCAAACATCGTAAACTTTTCACTTCTGCCTTCCGCAAAACGCCCTATACCGCTTGAGGGTTCAATAACGGTTTTATCTTGCCGGGGATTATATTTATCTACCAGCTGCCATACTTTAGAGATGACATTGCGCGGTGTGTAGAACTCATAAAGTACGCCGTTATTTGAGATTCCTTCTTCATCCGTTCCGCCTGCACCTACATACTGTGATAGAACCTGTTTATCCGCTTCGGTAATGTCAGAATCGGACTTTTTCAGGATTTCGCGGCACTGCTCGCGGATTTTACGCGCCTGTCCTTTGGTTATTCTTCCTCGTCCTCTGTTAACATCGCCGTCTGCATCTCCAAGTCCTCTTCCAAGTTGATCAGTACGGAATACAGGTTGACTTCCGTTACCTCCATTTTCTGGGCTAGACACATTCTGATTGCTTGCATCTTTGCCCCTTCCAGTCCGTACGTCTTCAACACTTGCGGAAACTCCTCTTTGCTGAGTGTCAATGTTATTTCCTTCATTTGCATTACCTCCATTTTCAATATCGGTATCAACGCCGTCTTTCTCGGCGTTCTTGTTTCCCTTCATAGCGTTTGAGCGGTTGGCGTGTTTTTCCGCCTCGCTTTCTTTATTTTGGGTAAGGTCTATAATGTGAGCCTTGCCGTCCTTAACGTCCTGAATTGTCATGCCGCCTACAGAATCTTTGTAGTAGTTTTCAAGCCAGCCTTTAGAACCCGTAACAGATTCTTTATTATCGGTAAATACACCCTCTTTAGTGGCTGCCTTTTGCTTTGATGCACTTTCTGCTGCCTCAATACGCTGTCCTTCTACGCTGTAAATACTCCATACCTTACGCATCAATGAGCGGTTTACAATCATCTTATCGTTGTCAGGTTTTTTCGCAACGGATTCTGCTACGCTTTTTGCTTTTGCACGTTCTTGTACCGCTTTCTGCTGCACCGGTTCTTTGTATTTATCCCGGGCTTCTTTTTTTGAAAAAAGCGTATCCCACTTTATTTTGTTCGTAAAATACTCCAGTACGTGAGCGGCAAAAGTCTGCTTGTCTGCACCGAAGTCTTTTTTGATGTCGTGCTTTGCATAGTTGTCATCGATCTTCTTTTGCTTTATGCCGAAGCACTCAAGCAACGCCTTAAATGGGTGCTTCCAGCTATCCTGATAAACATAGTTATAGCCTTTACCCGTTTTTTTCGGATAACGGCGGATATACTTCACCACACGAGCTTTGTTTATCTCGTTCAATTTGTCCCGCCAACGTTCCAAAAATTTAATTTCTATCATAAACAGCCTCCCTCAATACGCTTAAAAGTAAATTTTCGTATATAAATTCATACATTTTCTATTAACAATCTTGTAAATGCTTTCCCTTTTGCCGTGTTATTCGTTAGTCAAATCTTGTTTGTACAACTCGTTTATGCGGTCGGTAAAACCTTGCGTTGTATCGTCAGGATTTGCAATACCGTTCTTTTTGTATTCCTCTTTTGTCTGTTTTACCGCATCGTTCCACTTTTTTGCATGCCCGCTTTGTTCGGCGACAAGCGCGTCAATTCTTGCGTTATCGATATCAGTGTCGTAACGTACCCATGTACCGCGGCAATAAGGATGAAATACGCCGGTGGTAAAGCTGTGTCCGCTGCCGTTCCATTCCTTACCTTCCCAAATAACGAAGTCTGCTATGCCGTCATTCGCCTTTTCATCTTTAAGCGGCTTATCGCTCCACACGGCAATTTTACCGTTCATACGTTTGCAAAAAGCGCACGTATTTTTGTCTATGACTTCAATCCGCTGGAAGTATGCTTCTTGACCATCAGGGGTATTCTGTACTTCCTCGCGTAAAAATGAATTATTGACAGCATTCTGTATCTCCGTATCTGCAAGCCGCTGATAATCGCGGTTATCGCCTACCATTTTGTCAAACAATGCTTGTGATACTTCACTTTTACTTTTATGTCCTTTTACACCGTCAATAAGGATTTGCTTTATGTCGCCGCACATTTTGTCCGTAACATTCGTTACTTTTATAGCGGCCGATTGTGTAAGCATTTCGATACGCGCTTGTTCTCCTCTGGTAAAGGAATCGCCGAAAGTGTTTTTCATGTTTTTAACTGATTCACTTATCCAGTCAAAGCTTTTGCCATGATACTGTAATTTTTCAAGCTGTAATGCTTTTACCGCTTCCAATGTGTTGTATTTCAGCATACGGTCAAGGATTTTTCCGAGTGAATTGGATTGAAGAATGATTTTCTTTTCCGCATCTTTTATGTTTCGGTTTAAAAACCTTTCGAGATTTTTTACAAACTTATCCCAATCGGCTTGTTTTATCGGCTCTCCGGTTTCGGGGTAATACAAAATCTTACCCTTGTGAGTAAGAACGGATTTTGACATGACTGTTCTTTTGGGTAAATCACAATAATCGGTTATAAAATCGTATGTATTTCTTACCAATTCGGAAAAGAAGACACACCATTTGCCTGTTAAATCTTCTTGCGCTTTATACAAAAAGACTTCACCTTTTGCGCTTTTAAGCGGAATATCAAAAGACATTGCCATTGTGCGTAAGGCTTTTTCTATGCGTTCGTTGGAGCAGTCTTTCATTCGGATATTCACGCTCGGTAGTGGGGCGGTATTATCCGTCGGAACATATTCGGGTACACCGCCTGTAAGACATTTTTCAAGCTGCGTAAACTTTGCGTATCTATTCCCCTCTGTTATGTCATTTATTTTTATCTCAATGTTTCTATTAACATTGTTGTAATGCCTTTTATTATTAAAGCTCATAAAAACTTCACCTAAAATACATATATCAACGACTTATTGACGCTGTTTCTGTCTTCCGGCTCTGCGTTATCTTCTTCACCGTTTCCAAAATCAAGCTCACTGTTTTCGCCTTCATTTTCTCCGCCGATACCGACATCTTCCCACTCGCCGCCGTCCGCGCCCCCTTCGGGGTCTTCCATTCCGCCGGAATCGTCCATTTGTTCCGATTGATACATCTGCACCAGCTGCGGGTTAGCAGGGCATTCATCAGCCCACTTTGATTCAAGCGGCGGCAAACCTTTTTCCTTACGGACTTCGTTGACGGTCTTGTATGATTCAAGCTCGCCCTTTGTCAGGTCAAGAATCTGCTTCGGGTCGTCCCGCTCATACCCTACAAACTCAATCTCATATCCGGGAAATACTTTCTCGATTATTTTGTTGAGATACTGCTGCACAAAAGAAAGCATATCACCCAAAACAAGCGATTTACTCGCTTCAATTTCAGGCGCTGCATTTCGTTCAAAAACCGGCTGCGATTTTGAGCTGTGAAGCCCTAACTCTTCCATGCTGCAGCCGAAAAGAGAAACAGTCGCACTGATAAGAAGATCAAGCCAACCTTGAAACTCCATTTCGCGGTTGGTTCCCCCCAAAGCTACCCATTTAATAGCATTAGACTCTCCGCCGGTTCCATTTCCTGCCGGAATAATCGGCACCCGCCATTGGTTCGACGGGGAACCGCTCATAATGTCAGCTATATAGTCTTCCATTTGCTCTACGGTTTCTTGGCTCGCGTTTCCGTCAAGCAAAAGCATACCGCGCGGCAATTTATTTTCCGTGAAAAAACCGGAATTGTATGTAAATGCGTTAATGGTACTTGTTATAAGGTCTATTGCTTGCTCTACAACCGAATAGCCGTAAAAAGAATAGTTTATATCCGTTCTCGGATTCTGATAGTCAAAAATCAGCGTCCCTTCCGGGTAAAACGCTTTGGGAATACTGTTGATTATTTGAACGTGTTTGATATTGTACGGGTTTTCTTGGTCGGGTAAAACTTTTTCAATTGTTGCGCCGTCTACCGCCCAGAACGCATACGGTTTACCGGCTCTGGTATAACCGATTTCCGTTGCAACTTGGTCAATTTCAAGCGCATCACGCACGATTTTTGTACAAAATCTGGATAGATTATCGCGATCGGTATTTTTATCAAATCCGGTATTAAGAAGAAACTGCTCTATAAGGGTTCTTTCTTTTGACTTTTGCCCTGCGGCCTTAATAACATCTTCACCTGCTTTTTTGACGATAAAGCCTCGCAGGTTACGATTCGTAGACGGCTTAAAAAACGGTTTCATCTTCTTTTGCACATTGGTAATGCAAAGGTTGATTATCCATGCTTTTTTAGATACACGGCGTAAGGTTTGACAATCGACTTCACGGTTAAAGTGGCCGTCGGCCGTTTTTAGGTTTCCGTAAACGTTATTGACTATTGTAAGGTCGTCAAAGAATGAAGATTGTGCCGTCTGCCCGTCTGTCTTTTTGAAAAACTCTGTATTTTGAAATCGTTTTGTAATGCGCGAAAGCCTGTTGATTTCGCGTTGTACACTTATCGGCTCAACCCCGGCAGGAAGCAGTGCAAGTTCTTTATCGTTTGTTGCCATCTCGAACTCTCCTTAAAACGGTCGCTAAGGATTCTCCGCGTTTCCGTGTCAGCGGTTGTTGCGGATTTTTTAAGAGTTCTTCTGTATTATTAGAGTTTACCACGACAGCCTTCTTTTTTCTAGCGTATTCGTCGTAAAAGTTAGGAGTGCCACTCTGTGCTGTTGCTGCATGATTCGCCAATGCCCACGCCCAAAAGCTGTCGGCATGTCCTTTCTCGTTTCGCTCAGCATCATAGCGGAAACTGCCACCACTTGACGGCGTGCGCTTTATCGAATGGATTTGTGCATGAAACTCTCTATCGTTTTCAAGTTCAAACTCCCTGCGCTCCAATCCCATTTTAACGCTCATTGCAAGTACTTCTTTTGATTGCAGGGTAAAGTGAAAGATTTCTGCTCGCTCTCCATAGCGTTTATGAGCATTCTCTGCAAGATTCTTACCAAGCCCACCGTCATCAATGCTGCAACGGTAAATCGGCAAGTTTTCCATAAGCGTATTAAGAACATTAAATTGACTGTCAAAATCGGCGTTTCTCATTTCGAGTCTTAATACACTTCTTTTCTTTCCGCCAACTATTCCGATTATATAAAAAACGGTCGCGTCTTTTATGCGTCCAATATCAAGCCCCATAAACAGCGGAGAGCCATGTTTTTCAGGGCTATAATTCAAAATCAAATCGCCAGCTTCTTTGAAACAATGTATTTCTACACCTCTTTTAGCATTGTAATACTCCTCATCATTTTCAATGTTTGATAATAACTCCTGCTCCCTTCTTCCCGGCGTATTCGCATAAATCAATTCGAGCGATATATAACTGGCACTTGAATCAATAAACACACATTCACATTCTTGCTGAAAATCCTCTAACGTAGAGTTTTCAAAAAGCGATATAAGGCGGTCTGTTCCGTATTTTGCTACCCGTTCCTCTGTCAGCATTTCTTTAGCAAACTGTACCGCGCTCCGCACATCTTTACACATTACTTTTGCATACCACCACGGCACAAAATAGCGGTCAAAGTTCGGATAACGCTCTCTATCCGTGCAAATCTCGTAAAACTTACCGATCGTTCCTAATGGTGTACTTCCAACCTCAATGCAACCTCTACGCAATGTACAAAATGAAGCTGCCGTATAGATTTCTTTTGAAAGACGCGCTAAATAAATACCAAACTCATCAAGGCAAATATCGCCGTTTCGTCCACGTGGAGGTCTGCATGGTAAACTGATTAAACGACTCGTAGTCTTACCGCCCACATCTTCAAATTCAAGCATTGTTGCCGTTTGGTGTATGAGCTTCTTTTTATATTGTCTTGGAATTGAATCATAGAACTGTTTAGCGTATCTGATTTTTTCCTGAGCATCCTCTTCGTTATATGATACAAATTGTTTTGTGTACTGCGTTCTTGCAGGGTCTAAAGCCTTTACAAGTCCTTTAATCGAAACAACAAAAGAAAAACCGGTCTGCCTGCTTTTAAGAAGGCAAATATAACGGTTTCGGTTTAGTATAAAATCGTCTTGCCAGAAGTCCAATTCAATATCCTTATGATCGTACTTCATAAACGCGTAAACATAATTTAATTTTTCTTCTGGCGTCCATAGCTTCATTGTTCGCTTTAATCCTCTTCTTCTCTCTTTATTGCCCCGATGTTTGTAAGTTCAGATAATTCCGTTATTTCTGAATTTGCCTTAACAATTTTTGTCTTGACTTGCAGGTTTCCTTTTATAATTTCCGCCGTTGTCTCCACTTCATACCCTTCTTTGTTGCCTTCACCGTTTATCTTTTCGTACAATTCAATGAGCTTATTTTCTTCGGCGGTTCTGTTGGGTAATTTATAATTCGGAATTGACTGCTGCCCGACAAACTCAAGCCCGTCTATACAAAGTTTCTGCTCTTCGGTCAGTTCTTCCGGTTTTTTAATGGTAACACTCGTATGAATTTTGCCGTTTTCTGCTATGTGGTTTTCAATGTTATAAAAGTCCAGCCCCTTAAACTCACTCCGCGCTATCTTCCGCTGAATAATTCGGTGATAGGCATCTTCAATACCGGTCTTTACGACGTCTTTATCAAACTGTGCGATAAGCGGCGCAATTTTCGGATTATGGCGTAAATTATACCCGCTCATGCGGGCGTTTTTCTGTGAATATCCGGCTTTGCGTGCCGATTTTGCTGAATCATGATAAGCACTACTTGCAGGATACGTGTACCAGAGAATAAACAGCTTTTCTTTTTGTGTTAGCTTCACGTCCCCATAATCGAAAGAATCAAGGTCTATTACGCTTCCGTCTTCAAGCGTTACTGAAAATGGGTCTTTCGGTTTGCTTTTACGCTGGCGCTTCGGTTTTTCTTCAGGTGTCTCGGACAGCTCCGGTTTTTCACTTTTTTTCATGCTGCTTTCCTAGCTTTTCTTTCGCGCAAACATGGCGCATATAGCCTTTTAAAATATGACCGCCTTCCGATACAATCTCGATTTTTTCGGCATCACACACTTCGGTTGTATTGAAACTGGTAGCTATATACTTTATTGCTTTCCCGCATGTAAGGCATACTTGCACGTTAGTCCCCCAAAAATTTCTTGAGAGTATCGCCTTTGTATGTTTTCGAATATGAGTATTCGGTAATTTTTCCATCTTCAAAAACAAATACAACGGCACCGTTAAAGTCATGTTTTTCTGCCATAGCAAGACAGCTAACAGCGATAGCATTATCTCCCGTTTTTGTTAAAGGAATATCATGACGATTTGCTTCACTGATAGCGATACATACTCCGCTTTCAAAGCTCAATTTTATGCTGCCTGAAAATTGTTCGTCTTTCTTTCGATTAAGATACGCAAAGATACGATTAAAACGCCCGTTCATTTTTTTCACCGTTTTAACGGTATCATTGGTCAGTATGATACTTGTATAAGTTTTTTTTGAATTCTTCTTTTATCTATTCTATATCAGATATAGGTAATAATCAACCTTGCAGTATATCCGTTGTAGGGATTCCGCATTATAAGCTTTTGCAGATAAAATTCAGTGCAACCACTGCTATACGTAACAAAAAACAAAGCTTTTAATCGTAAAAATGGCTTTATATCTTCAAGTGTAAAGCTGTTTCTATGATTTAGAACGTAGATTTCATGGGTTTTTATTTATAATGCGGAATCCCTGATATCCGTTGCAAGCTGTTCAAACTTTGACAACGCCATTACCGCTATCTTCTTCATCGGTAGAATTGGGCTTTTAATAACGAGCAGCCAATTATCACTCTCATTACAGTTATCTTGCGCCTGTCTTACCCATTCGGCAAGCGATATATTCTTTGCGTTTTTACACTCAATACAAAAAGGGAAACGCTTTTTCGCTTCGCCCCGCAAAATTACATCGACTCCGTTAAGTCCGCTTTCTCTGGAGTGAATCTCGCAATCATCGCTTTTTTGGTCATAAGGAATCCCTGTGATCCGGCTTACGATTTCGCACGTTTCTTTCTGCCATTCAAGGCCTTTGTTCTTTGCTGATCGCGGCTTTATTGCCTTCATTGAGTTTTTAATCCGCTTAATGAGAAGCTCGTTTGATTTTGTTGATGTGTCATTTTCCAACAGTTTAATTAACTTCTCTTTTTCGCTTTTACTTAGATTTAACATGTTAATACTCCATATTTTATGTCATTCATTATCACATATCCAGTCCGCACAAGAGTCGTCTTCATTCTTTACTGTGTAAAACAAATCTCGCACTATACAAAAACCTTCGTCCTTGTTTCTATCATGATGAAAATCCGAAAGGGTACCGTTTGTATCTACGTCAGTCATATAGCATATACAGTTGCCGCAACATTTCTTCTTTGCAGTCATTTTATTACTCCTATGCAAATAACGCCAATCGCTGTTTATAAAGCGGCTCATAATCAGGGTTTATATCGATCCCAAGCCAGTTCCGATTTAAGAGGGCAGCGGCTTCGGCTACGGTGCCACTACCCAAAAACGGATCGAGTATAACGTCCCTTTCACGAGTTCCTGCTAAAACACAAGGGATAACAAGCTTGAGAGGAAAGGCTGCAAAATGCGCACCCTTATACGGATGCGTCGGAATTGTCCATACATCGCGCTTATTACGTTTCGTAATATCATAATCACTGTCTTTCCTGTTTAGTCTTTTTTGTGGATATGTTTGTTTCGTAGAATCACGTTTATCGTCCCTTCTTAGATTATAAGAAGGATGCGCAGCATTTAATGTTCTTTTATAGCCGTGTTCTTTGTAGCTTTCAAATAATACCGAGTCTTCTTTGATGGCTTTGTAGTCAAAATAGTAGTTTTTATTTTTTGACAGCAAAAAAATATATTCGTGCGATTTTACACAGCGGTCTTTTACCGATTCAGGCATTACGTTCGGTTTATGCCAGATTATATCCTGTCTTAGATACCATCCCTCTTCTTGCAGCGCAAAAGCAACCCGCCACGGAATCCCGATTAAATCTTTTTTCTTCAATCCTGAAAGAGGGGTTTGTTTTAGCGGCGTCATGCTTTTCAACTTTTTATTTTTACCCAAATTTCCGCCATGTCCGCTGCCGGCATAACTGTCTCCTAGATTAAGCCATACCGTTCCGTCATCTTTTAATACTCGTCTCACTTCACGAAACACATCAACGAGGCTCTCTATATATTCCTGATATGTTGCTTCCTGTCCTATTTGCTCTTTAGCGCCATAATCACGCAATTTATAGTATGGCGGACTTGTGACGACACATTGTACGGACTGCGCTTCTAATGTCGGTAATATATTCCGGCAGTCGCCGATTAAAAGATTATTCATAACGGTTTTTATTCATCAAATCTTTCGGCAGCGGTGGAAGTTTTGATGCCGGATACCAATACTTTATATCAAGTCCTAATCCGGGCAATGCAACCTCTCCAAGCCCTACAGGTGTCATTCCGTAATATTTTGCATAAAGAATTCTCACGCCTGATGGAAGATGCTCTGCTTGAAAAGGACTTAATACAAATATCCATTCGTCTTTTTTCGGCTGTTTATCTGTTATATCTATCCACTTGAAAGATTTTGCACGGTATAGCAAAGCAACGCCTATAAGAATGCACACTGCTACTGCAAGCACAATTATTATGGTAATCATCTACTTATCCTCCTAAACCAGTAATTAAATTACAGGAAACAATTAAAATCTTTTTTGAACAGATACCGCAGAGCAATTCGTAACCGCTGAAAGAAGTTTGCGCTTCTTGCTTTTGCTTCAATATAAACTCTTACCTGCTCAAAAGACGTTCTATAATTACCATTTATTCCTTTACGAATCTGTCTATTATATTTCTCTCCCATATTTACCTTCCTTATAATCTAGTTTACCGGTGTTTACGCTAATATATCCGTATGTCATAGCATTATCCGTGATTGATTAAATGCGTAACATACCCACGCCCCAAAAGCGGCCGGTCGGAATGTTTGCACGTTACCGAACCTGTTTGTTTTTGAGGTGATTGTGCTTCTTTTCGCTTCTTTTCTGCTTCTTCACAGGAAAGCCGATATATTTCATTCCTATCTAATCCATACAGTTCACAGAGTTTAGATAAACTAGAGCTTTTTAATGGTAACATCTTGCCTGTTTCTATTTGAGAGAGATGCAATGCAGACCACCCTATTTTACGAGCGACATCATGTAAGGTTAAACGACGTTTATGCCGTTCAAGATAAAACATATCTCCGATATTCATTTATTTGCCATCCTTTTTCCTAAGTTATATTCTTACTATCGGTCTAAACTCAATACTATGCGCTATTACTGTAGCCTTGCTATCTGTTGCATTTTGTTTCAACCGTCCGATAATTTTAACAGAGTCTCCTTTCATGCAATATTTATCGCATATTTCTGCGACTCGCGCCCATGCCTCAACCGTCATCTCTATCGTATCTTCTTGTGGAGTATCCATCTCTTGAAAAGTACATTTTGAAATTAGCGTGAAAATACAAATCGGTGTACCTTTTTTAGAAGTGGTGATAACAGGATTACTTCCAACTATTCCTTCAATAAGCAATGAATTTAAGTTATTCATATTGCTTCCCTTTGTATTTTTCAAACCAGAAAATAACATCATTTCCAGTCTCTTTTACCAGCCCAAAATCGGCGGCAAGTTTATAGTTATAATCCCTATCCTTTAGAATTTCGACTTGGTGTTTAATTGCGTCCCTAAACTTATCAAGAGTTAATGTATGCTTATGCAAATTGCACCGTTGACAGGATGGAAAAAGATTGTCCTTTACATCCTCTCCGGCTATTGCAGGTTTTTCATCCAAGCCTCTAAAAATCGGCTTTACGTGGTCTACGCAAAATCTATCGGATAGCAGTTTTCCGCAATAGGCACACCGGCCGTCAAACATAGTACGGATTTCTTCCCGTTCTTTTTTAGTGAGTTTCATTTAATGCCACCTAATAGAAATATGTGTTATAATCCATATAATAATATCAACCAACTTCCATATAGCGAGTGGTACTAATGCAAATGCTATCAATGCCATTGTTACAAATTGATCAAATATATTTTTCATATAAAAACCTCCCCTTTATTTTAGTAACCTGCGCAAGTTTTTCTTTTGTACCACGGTTGTAAATTTTTCAAGTTCTGCAATAAGCTCTAAGATTTTTTCTTTCGGCGGCTCCGGCAACTTATTACGCTTTGGGTTTGAGTCTGCCCCAATGTTGACTTGTATCGGTCGACACGGCTTAATCATTTCGACAAAATCGGGTAAATCAAAATCTATAATAGGCTCGATTGTGATATAGGTATTACAGTCGAAGAACTGCAACAAGTCATGAGACCTCCTCTTCGGTGCTGGACAATTAAACATGATATTTTCATACCATCTATTTGTTTCCATGGTTGTACAGATCGAAAAATTTGATTGTAGATTATTAGATAAACCTAATAATCTATCAGGGTTTTTCGTTTGAAGAAAATATTTGTTTTCAGGAAACTGATTGCAGTAATAAAGTGTTCTTTTAATCCACTTATACGGAATGCCGCCTGCAAACATATCGCAGCTTGAACCGACAAATATAAAATTACCTTTCCCTAAATCGGTTTTTAGCTCTTTTTCGTCAAAATGGAGCGGCGGCTGTTTACCCCAGCGCTTCATATAACAGTAGCTGCATCCATGCGGGCATTCACCCTTAATTGTGTTCCAAGTATGCGTAATAAACTCGTACATATTTCCGGTCGATTTATTTAATGGCATGTACTATCCCCTTCTAAGCTCTGGTATAACTTATCACCCAGAAGCTGAATAATTTTTGTTACTACTTGTCTTTGTGATAAATCGTCATTATCAATACATTCTGTTATATCACTATCAGTAATATAGTTTTCTGCTTGTATCGCCTTAACATAGAATTGTGCAAACGCTCTATTATCATCTAATGATAATCGCTCTATTTTTTGTTTAACAGAAAAACGATTAAGCACAGCATCATCGATAATATCAATCCGATTAGTGGCTGCAATCAAAATAATATTATTTGGCAGCATATCAAATTCCTGCATTAAGGTTATGGTAACTCTTGAAAACTCTTTTTCTGCTCCATTAGCACAACAACGGTTTTCTGCTATACAATCTACTTCATCAAGCATAAAGACACACTCATTCTTTTTTACATAATTAAATATATTTGCAATATTTCTCCCAGTATTCCCTAAAAGAGAATCTATGACGCTTGAAAAATTAAGGTAAAATAACGGTCGATTAAGCTTATATGCTACATAGCGAGCAAATTCTGTCTTTCCCGTGCCGCTTTCTCCATAAAGAATTGTTGCATTGCGGTAATGAATACGCATAGAAGCCATCATTTCTGCAACCGCCTTCATTTTTATAATTGATTGTAAAACAGAAGCAATCCAGTTTTGTTGGGTGTAATACCGTTCAGGAATAAAGTTTTCAGGTGAATAACAGATTACCTTACCCTCAATATTTGTCGGAAGTCTTACGGACTGCTCTGTAAGTTTCTTTTTCATCTGTGCAACAAAATCGGCATTTGCTGCTTTCGTATCATCATTTAGACAGTTCGTTATGCATCTTTTCACTGAATATGATAAATAGTCATTTTCAGCTATAAGCGTTTCTAACAGTTCTTTTGTATTTTTATTTAATGGCATTTTTTATTTCTCCTACTCTTTTTTGAAGCATATTACATACCCATTGAATAACTTCACAGGCATAGAGATACCGTTCATTCAATGTCCGCGAAGCGTTTATGATAGCGTCTGCTACCTCTCCATTCTCTTGATACCCTAATTGTTCAAAGATTTTGCAAAGGCAATCGTAGGCGCGAATAAAATTACTATCAATGGAATCATAGTCAGCATAGAATTTTGCATCCTCAACCGATTCACAATCAACATTTTCAAGATACTTGTTCAGTTCAACATCAACTTTTTCAAGGTCTACGTTATCATTAATAATCGGTTCACTCGACGCTTCGCATTTTTCCATCCAATAGAGCGGATTAGTTTTACTCCCGCAAAAGAAATAATAAACCGGTTTAGCAGTACAAATACCGGAGCCGAATACGAACGTTCCGCAATCGCCTGAATATATCAATTTATGATTTGCAATAAGGATATTGATATGATAATCATTTTCTTTTTTCTCATTAGTCCATAAATCGATATTGATGATTTCTTCCGTGCCGTGCGGGATAGTTTCAATAGCAACGATCTTGTATCGCTCATCAAATACCGATTTTTTCGTTGTAGTACACCCGAGTTGATATTTAAATGGTAATTCACCTTGAGGATTGCAATCGCATTTTATTTCGATTTCATTGATTGTATTGTTTTCTTCGTGTTGGAAAGTGATACGCTCTAAGAATTTTAATAAATCATCCGCTTCTTTTTCAGTCTGATCTCCATATCCTTTATTATAAAAATAATTGATGAGATGGATGCGGAGATGATCCATTGTATATTCTGTTACAATATCAGGAGGATCGAACATTCCAGCTTCTGCCATTATTACTGTTTCTTGTAATAAAAAATGTAAAAAGTCCTTGCTCGCTCCATTACATGTTACAAGGTCGGCAAACTTTTTAATCAATTCCCTCTTTTTTGTATTATCCATTTTATTCCATTCATCAAAGTTGATATCTTGTTTTCTTAACATTTTATACATTTCTCCTCTAATCGTCCAAAATGATACAACCATCTTCAAAATATAATGTAGAAACTACTCGACTACCTGTATAACAACCACCCTCATCTCCGTTCTGGATATTTACAGATAAGTCCCCGTCATATTCAGATAGCTTTTCAATTAACTCTTTTACGGTCATTTTTTCTCTCTTTATTCTAATAACAAGCACAAAAATAACGGAATGCTAAAAACGGTAAAAAAGAATAAACACAGCCTGAAGCTTTGCATATAGTTTCCTTTTTTTACTTCTGCATTTAAAATCCATTCCGCCAGAAAAGGTATAAAAAACAATGCAAAAACATATACAAAAATTATAACTATCATTTTGCCTCCCGTTTCATTTTTTCGTATTCTCGACCGGCGTCAAAGGCCTGCGTTGCAATTTCATGTTCAAATATACTTGCTGCTTTACAAAGTTTTAGAATATCAGCCGGCTTGCCAATACCAAGAATTTCAGAAACTTCATTGATAAATTTTGTATAACATTCTTGAGCTTTTATGTTCATACTTTATTCCTCTCAATCCTTTCTCCAATCCATCGCATTACCGGAACCGCCATACTGTTTCCGATTGCCCTATATCGTAAACTGTCGGGACATTGTTCAGTAGGTTTCCCGCGCCATTCAATCTGTGTATAATTGTCTGGGAAGCCCTGTAAGCGTTCGCACTCAAGCGGAGTAAGGTGGCGTATATATTCTTTTTCACTTGTTAAAACTAAATCGAAACAATCGGATGCAGCACTACTTCTTAATGTTGCGGCTTTCTTATCTTTGTGATATTTGAAGTTTCCTCCGCGACGGAAATAATTAACGCCTTTTCCAATAGTGGCGGTAGCTTCCTTTTGTGTTTCGCTGCCCGCCGCAATATTCCCGCACACGCCTTGCTGCTCAAATAATACTTTTGCGGCAAGGTCTGTCCTGTTATCAATATGTCCGACAACGAAGACTCTACGGCGGCGTTGGGGTACTCCGAAATACTGAGCGTCAAGCACCCGGTACGCCCACCCATACCCGCATTCTTCCAA